AGATCCATCGTCTCTTCGGCCGACATGGGCCGTTCGCGCGTGCGAATTTCTATCCTGCTGTTGACATCCCGTGTGTCATATAACGTGCCTTCGGTCATGTCCCCCGGCGGAGGACCAGCGGCTTCCTGGTGGCAAACATAATCTTGAGTGTATTTTTTGACGGAGGATTTATCCACCCCGAGATGTCGCCCAATCTCACGAAGGCCTAGGCCTTCGCGACGTAGACGAACCATCTCCTGGATGGTTTCATTGGGGAGTTTTGCCATCCACGACCTTTCCCTGATCGACACCTTACCGGGGTTCGATCAGAAAATCAAGATCGCGTATGCTCCAACGGAGGATGACGGAGGAATGCACTCCAGGAAGGTCTCTGCGGGGCTTCCTCCAGTCTCGGTGTGGCGGACCTCGATCGTGTCGGTAGCCGTTACCCCGGCAAGGGTTCCAGTGCTAGTTCCGGCTGAGATGATAGTGGAGAATGACCCACCATTTATCCGTCCCTCCAAGATACCTGTGGGGATATTGACTCCGGTGCTGAAGTTGTATGTGCCTGTGTCGGGTGCAGTGAAAGTGCTGGAGATCACAGCATCATCCAGATTCCCCCAATTGAAATCATTGTCCAGCGTCGACGCCGCCAGGGTGAAGATGAAGCCAAGATCCTCGGTCGCGTTGAAAACCGTACTTGCGACGGTATGGCGCGCCAAGATCTCCACCTTCAGGTCGGTGGGAATGACACCCGCGAGCGCGCGAAGGATCTTCGTCCGCGAGAAAAAGATGTTCTTGGTGTCGGCGAAGGCGATCGTTTCGAGAGTCGTGGGCGAGCCCTCAGGGTCCTCAATGATCTTCCCTTGGTACTCAGTCGTGTTCTCCGCGGGGAAGTCAGGAAAGAGTGTGGCGGCGTCCACGCTAATTGCTGCGGCTTCATCCATGACTCTGAAATCTTTGCGATTGTAGATTACATCGATGCCTTGGTTGTCTAGCCCCGAGGTTGATGGCCGCTTAACATCGAAATCCACCGTAGTGTCATACAGAGTTGTGTTTAAAGTCATCTGAGCTGGCGGATAAGGGCGCCGCGCGCGGTCAGCTAGAGTCAAGTTGATTGTCGTGGACTCACCTTCGGTTGCCTCGTCTGAAGCGCTGGTGGGTCGTAGTTGAACATCAACTTGATTGCCTCGGGGAAAAGTGCTGTCGGTAGCGCCTCCGATCATCAAGAATACATCTGTCCCTACAGTTTGTTTTTCAGGAACGGTGTCCATAAGCCCTCGATACAGGCTTGTCATATTGACGTGGGTTGTTTGATCGGTAGCTGAAGTGACCCCGATAAACTCATTCCCGACTTTGATCAAGTTGATCAAATTTGAGCCAATATCTGAGGCAGCCGCATTTTGAGTGAATTCTGCGATGAGAAGAGTTATGCTGTCCGGAGTGCCATTGACTTCCAAAGTAGCTGTGCCATCTTGATCCCCTATAGCGAGTTCGGTACGAACATCACCGATCAGCAGAAATTGTTCGTTTTCTGAATCCTCCCTAAACGACCCAGACGGAGCCCCTGCTGCTGTTCTAGTGAAGATCTTGTAAGTAACCTCTCCGTTCCCCTGAGAGCGTCCACCGCACCATACACGATCAATTACGGCAGGGAAATCTGGATCGATATCAGCAAACTTTTTAGGGAGCTCAAAGATTGTTTGATCCCCCGCTGGAATCCCTCCCACATCGCTTGTAGGAATGACCCACAATGTAGATTCTGGTTCACCAAAAAAAGCAGGTGTGTCATCAAAGACATCTTCAACTCCACTGATTTCAATCTGTCCGCTAGTGAGTTGACCTTGATCAACACGAGATACGCGAATTGCAAGTTTAGTTTGTTTGAGATCTGCGTTTGTGAATGCTACCACATCCCCGGGACGGACCGCGAATAGATCTCGGGTGACGTTTACCGTGGCTTTGATCAGGGGACGACTAAGCAGTTTGATTTCACGGGATGCGATTTTTGTTGCTAAGGTCTTATCCTTGACACCTGGATATTTTTGTGTGGCAGAAATGATCTGACTTCCTTGAATCCTCTGGTTGGCAAGGTTATGAGCCTGTGAAAATGTCTCGAAGTAATTTCTGTCACGGTCCGCGAAAAAGATCCGTATCTGATTGATGGTTTCTTCCCAACCTTGGGGAGCAAACTCCTTGACCTCAAGTAGTGTAGTGTCATCGATTTGTGGAACAGTGTCGATGTCGAACCCACCGCGCGCAAGATTGATCTGAAATTTTCCGTTCGAAGCATCGATCACTAAGAATCCGTCTATTTGACGCTCGATTTCTCGAAAAATGTCTCCAATAGGCCGCGCACGATCAAGGACAAAAGAGAAGCCTTGTCCTTCAGTCTTCAAGGTAGTGCCCACGGTAGTGAAATTTGCGGTGTCAATGTCCCCGGCCGGGAAACCGAGGCCAAAATCATCATTCGTGATGAGCTCATGGAAGATATTTGCAGGATTTGAATCCGCCCCGTTGATTGTCGCGCTCGCTCCTAGTCCAAGGCCGTCAGGGATACGCTCAACCTCAAAATTCATGGGTTTGATGTTGGGGGAATTACCATACAGGAATCCTCCCGAAGTCGAGGTTGTATCATTTGTTAGGATCACATAAGCATTGCCCCGATACGCGGGGGTTGTAGTGGCACCTTGGAAGGTGGATAGATACGTGCTGATGGCCTGTGTTTCGTTGCCCGGAAACACGCGAACTGTCCCGAGAATGCCGCCCGTGCCGTTTGATCCACCAAAAAACGCCAGGTCATTTAGGGAAATATCGGAGAGCGTGGAGCCTGTGAAGGCGTTCTTGTCGCCGATCTCGATTGATTTGATCGAATCAATCGGCCCTCGGCACAGAACCATCTGGATGCCGACGTTGTACTGATGACCTACCGTGACTCTTTTCTTTCGGAAAGGGCTAGTTCGAATCCTTTGTGTGATCGGGATTGGTGTTAAATCCCCATACCATACGACGTTAGGCCCTTTTAACCGGACTCTGCCCCAAACAACAGGCACCACCCTTCCTTCAACTGCGGTTGGAAAGTTGAAATCACCCAGGTTAGAAGGCCGAGCATTCTCAATTTCGGGCTTTGGGGCGAGGAGCTCACTTAGTGCTATCGAGATCGCAGAGAGAATTAGCCCAGCTACGACGGCTACAACTACGGACATTTCATTCCAGCCCCTCGTATGGATTCTTCGTCGGTACCGCCGGGAATCCTCCAAAGTTGATTACGTTACTGAATTTGTCACGGCAATCAGTGGTCAATCTGTGTTTACAGCCCGCGTTCAATTGAATGGTATTGCTCAGGGGAGTCGTCCGGAAAGGGATATCAAGGGTCAACACATCTGTCGCTTGACCAATAATATGCCGGAAGTCATCCTGAAATTTGGCGAATCCAGTTACAAAAAAATCTGCGCCGAATGCTCCTGCGCCATCGGCCGTGATCGTTGACCCGCTCACTGTAGAGATATTCAGAAATTTTTGGAAGCTAGGATTTGTTTCTAGGATCTTACACCGTTTGTCATAAAGCATATGATTGCAAGGGTTTTGGAATGTAATTCGGGGGGTTGATCGTTTTTGAGCACGCGCGAGGGATAAAACTTGGATCTTTGCTTCTTCGCCATCACTTATGAAGGCAACAGTCTGGATAATCCCCTTGAAGAGTTGTACTGCCTCATTGTCTGTATCGTCACGATGGAACTTCCGTAACGTAAATGTGGCCTTGATCCCTGGCGCTGTCGTCGTATACACTTGCGCAAAAGCATTTGTCGCTGGAACCGTAACAGTGATTCGATCTTCCGAATCATCTGTAGTAGTGACGAGCGAGCTCCGTGAAATAATCTCAGCCATGTAATTGAGACCATCAAACATGAAGCTGTCTTCAGCGCTCGTGAAAAAGAACTCAGAGGAGCCCTGCCTGAACTCATAGAGTTCGACTGGACGGCCGCCCTCCGCGCTAGTTTCGAATGCCAGAAACGTCAAGTGAAAATTCCTTTCACAGGAGCACTGATGATGGCTTCGCCGATGCCTTCTAGATGGACAATGTCCACGTCGTCATCATCGAAGCGAACAAGCTCGAAGTACTCTACCCGGTCGATGTCTGCAACGGCGATGTTTGCTGGCCAGGTTGTGCTTATCGTCAGTTGCTCTTCTGTAGCACTTATCACCGTCGAAGAGGTTACGGTTTTTACCGTCTTGGTTCCATCATTTTCTATGACTTGGATCACGTTTCGCGGCTCTCGGCTCTGTACGAAATCTGTGTAGCTGATATTGCGGATCGTCACGACCGCGGCTCCTAAGACGATCGGCTGAGTCACTTCCAGGTCCGGGAAGAATGTTGGGATGTAGAAGGACACTAGACGCCCTCGGAGCGCGTGAATCAGCTGCCTAACCTCCCAAAGACGCTGCCGGGTGAAGGAAAAGAACTGTTTCGTATGGCCGCGCACGCTTCGGTCTTCGTTGCTGGACTGTGAAAAGATCCCGGTTTCACTGTCCAAAAGCACCAGCCGCTGGCTTGTGGTTTCAGAGAGTGTGCCATCTACCCGGTTGGCTTCGTCCAAAAGAACTTTGCTATTGAACGTCGGGAAAGGCGTAGTACTTCCGATGTTTGAATCATTATCCTGAATTCGGAAATTGATCCGAGGCCGCTGGACATTGATCCTGAACTTTTCTCCTTGTATTGTCTGGCCCACAAACCCAGTCCGTACAGGAAAAACCTCAGTGTCTATGACGAAGGCCTTGGTGAAGGGTGTCGTAAACGTGATGGTCGTCGTTGTTTTGCTCTGGATCGTCAAGGCCTCAAAGTTATTGAACTCATCAAAGATGACGGCAAGACCACCTACCCGATAGTCCATAAATCGCGTCTCGTCGACTGTGATCACTGAGTCGTTGATCGCGATCGGTGCCGTGAGAATCGAGGCCTCGTGCCATATCGGGACCCCAAAGGCCTTGTCCTGAAACCCGAACATCATGGATTCGAACAGCTGCCGCTCTTCATCGTTGTCAAAAGTAATCGTCCACTCCAGCCGCTGTCGAGGATTCTTACGGAGCCCGATCCTTTGCTCTGGCCCAGCACGTTTTTTCAATATATCAGTCAAGGATCCTAGGCGCTCGTTGTAAGGAACGTCTGGTCGAAAAGGAAATAGCAGCCGGCGCGATCCTATGATCGGGATTTCAATTTCGACCAGCCCATTGTCTGAGTCGATCTCATCAAAGAAGTAGTCGATCGTCCCGTCGATCTGGGCCGGACCGTCAGTGGTCACCGAAAGAGTAAACTGCAAGCTCTCCTGAGACAGAATCGTTGAAGGCAATCCAGGGAGACCCACAAAGGAGATCCCCGCGCCCGCGTTGTTCTGTGCGATGGTCAGAGAGCGGCTCTCCTTACGGTAGGCATTATAGATCTCAACGCTGACGATCTGAGTGGAAAAGAAAAATCCCAGGTTGATGGAACGATCAATGACATGAACTTTCTCAAACCAGTCATCGTGGACGTTCTGCCCGATCACGCCATCATAATCAGTCGACGAGACTATGGGAGAGCCTTCGCTTTGTTGGCCAGAGGGCCAAGGCGTGTCCAGTATCTCGAGATCATCGATCTCGCCCACGGCCACTGTCCATTGTGGAGGACCCGCAAGCGGGGAGTAATTGGCCGAGGCCCGTGCGGTCGTTGCTCCGGACTGATCGTTCAGGGCTATAGTTGGAATCGCTCCAGAAAAGCTGGCCATGGATTACACATTTTTCTTGTAGGCGATGCCTGCATTTCCAGATTCTTGAGTATTGTCTTGGAGGAACCTTTTTCGGACCCACGGAAAGACCTTCCAGGTGTCCCCGCCCACGGTGATCTCATCGCCCGGGTTGAAGTTCGTGATGTTGATTACGCGCGCATCAGGAACAAAGCCCAGCAGGCGCCAATCGTCAGGGGCAGGAGTCACGTTTTTGTAGAAGATCGGGATCGGGATAAGCGGCACAAAGCCGTTGATCGATGACGCAGGAACGCTGCCCAAGGTCGTTAAAGGTCCATCTCGTACTCCACCCACAAGGTCCACTCGTGCTACTGCAGCGGTATCGTTACCTGCTCCGGTCCGGTTACCATATATCACTCCCCATTTGCCAGAAGCAACCTGGTCGGGAAGGCTTTCCACATGGACGGTTCCGCATTCATCATTGTCGAACGTGTAAAGCCCATCCCACAGGATCGAGTGAGAAGTATTCATGAAATCATCGTCTGCGGATCCGTTTTCAACCCACTTGTGCCCAACCACGTATTCCCCACCGGTCCAGGTCCCTACCTTGTCCAGCTCGCCGAAGCTAAAGTGGCGGAAGACACCTGAGGATTCCTCGATGATCACATGGGTATAGTCAGGAGCTGATCCCGACATGAACGTGTGCTGAACGAAAGGTCCGGCGCCAATGCCATCGACAACACGATCAGGCGTGGACGTGTTACCGTTCCCAGAATCATCAGGATGCGCGCCAGGGGAATTCCCTCCGGTAAATCCAAGCGCCTGGAACAGATTGAACAGAGTGGTGTTGTTCCAAGTCATGGAGAAATGGATATTGACTCCTGCGGTGTGGTGCCACGCGGCTTCGTCATTGGGCAGATCAAGATCATCTTGGGTCCAGCTGCCATCAGTGGTCACCAGAAACGTATCGAGGGCGCTCACAAAGTTATCATGACTTGTCGCTGCTCCTTGGGCGAAGGTCATTATGCCTCCTTCATGGCAAAGAAGCTGAAGAGTTCGGTTCTGTTGCAGTTCTGAAAGACCCGATAGGTTACCCCTGCAACATCGATATCGTCCTCTGAGACGATCGTGGCGGCCTCTGCGGCTGCGCTGACCCAGAACACATTATCAAGTTCCCCCAGCACGTTGATCGTGGGAGTATATTCAACGATCACCGTGGGAACGAGAATGCTGAGATCATCGCCTGTCTCTGGCGTTTGCTTCAAAGTGGAAACTGGGCTGCCAGGCACACCCACAAACGGAATGAATTGGTTTGTCCACGCGAATATTCCAAGCGAGAGCTTGTCTGCGCTCAATCCACCAACAATCTGAGGACTACCTGCAGGATGAATTACCAGATCCTGAGACGCGGAACGTGATCCACCGGATGGATCGCTGTTCTTAACCGTGGCCCAAGTGCCATCGGCGAGTCGGATTTGCATTGGCCCGCGGAGGTCGGTCGTATCGTCTGGAATCGGATCCGTCATGCCTGAGTAACCGATTGATGTGTCTCCCACGAGTTTCCCCGGAATCGAGGAACAACCTCCAACAATCAAAGGAAATGGATACTGGACTGCAGTCGCGAATCGGTTCGGAAACCCAAGGTACATGTTTGGGTACGAAGACCCTGACTTGGCGATCATGATCAATCGGTTACCTGTGATATTGAACCAATAGGTCAGAGTTGAATTGTTCAAAGGTACGTAACATCCATCCTCCGTCAAATCGTTTCTGCCTGGGGAAATGCCCGGCTGAGTTGCGAAGCTGTTGGCGGCCGTGAAGCCGGTCATGCCTGCAAGCTCCCAGTTGAATGCGCCCCCAGTGGTAAAGGTACGGATCCCAACGAAGATGGTGTCGGAACCCGCACCCTCGCCTTCTAGGATCACCTCCCTCTGTGTGCTCGCTATCCTCTGAAATGTGGGAGTCAGCGTGCAGCCTGTCCCACTGCCCGTCAAAAACGTTGTTGGTGTCGGAACTGTCGTTGGCTCATTTGTGTAGTTGCCAGCAGTGAGTATACTCACTGCCGTCACAGCTCCTGCGGTCTCGGAGTCAACGTTGAATGTCGCTTTTGTGACCGCGATCCCGCCGGCCACATCAAGTTCAATGTCATCGCCCACAACATACCCAGAACCGCCTGCGTTCACAGTCACGGGCGTGGTGACCTCTGAAGGCGCGTCACGGCGCACTGTCCAGCCATTATCAGTATTGAAGGTCAGTGTGAGCGTCGCTCCAGTACCACCCGCAGGGACTACTGTAGTACTCACAGGGTTCCCGGGTGGAGTAGTATAGACTCCCGCGTTTAGTATTTTGACGGTAGCCACAGCAGAGCCACTGAGGGTTAACACCTCAAAGGTTGCAGCAAGGGAAAAGGTGCCGCCTGTGGCCGTCAGAATGTCCCCTACGCTGTATCCGGTACCGCCCGCAGCTATCACGGCAGTGGTTACACTACGGCCCTTAGCCATGTCCACAATAGCGTTCACGAGTGTCTGGTAATTTGTTGCCGTCGCTGTGTTGAATGGCATTATGCAGCTCCGCCTAGAATTGATCTCATTGCGCCAGGATTTTCTGCAATCACATTGAAGATGGCACGCTTGCCTTCAGGCATGCCCAGCGCAGTTGTTACTTGCTCAGGATCCGTTGCGTTGATGATGTTGACATTGACCTCAGGTGGAGCCGCCATCGCAGCGGTCTCGCCTGCAGGAATGATCCGGCCTCGACTTGGCGGGACTAATATCTCGGGACCTTGCTCTCCGACCCTAATGGGACGAAGCGCGTTCACAGGACCACCGGCCTGCGCTCCTGGGGCAGGGGTCGCAGTTCCGCCCAAGGCTGTGGTCAAGAAACCACCCGTGGTGCCCGCAACACCGCCTAAACTTGCTTGAATGGCTTTCAGGATCAAGGTCTTGATGATGACCTGCAGGATTGCCTTGCCCAGATCCGCTAACAGACTAGAGAAGGCTGCTTTCAGATCCTCGGTATTCTGGAACGCGCTAGCGGCAAAATCAGCCAAGGCGCCGGTCGCGCTGTCGAACGCGTTAGTCAGGCCACTTGCTACATCTCCGCTGATGTCGGAGATATTTTTCAGGAATTGAGCCACGCCCTGCGTGGCCTGAGCCTCGAAATTGAAGTTGCGGATAGAGTCTGTAGCTCCTGCCAGGGCAATATCAGCGACTTGCTGACTGTTGGCGAATTCAGCCGAGGAGAGCGACGCTCTCAACGCGGCCAGTTCGTAGTTCCTGAGGAGCTCGGTAGCTTTTGTAAGGCTAACGATGCTTTCATCCACTCCTCGCTTTAAGGCCGCTTGAGCAGTAGTGAAGGCTTCTTGTGGTCGGATTATGCCTTCAAGCACTCGCGCTTGTTGACGGAGTGAATCGATATCCTTGAATCGTGCCCTTAGAGTTTCTCGCAGGATGATTGACTCATCACTGAATAACTTGATACCAGCCTTTTTGAGTTGCTGCCCAACCCTGTCCAGTTGCTGATCGACACGTCGGGCTTGACCGAGCTTGTCCAGAGTCACAATCTGTCTATTAGTGACTTCCAAGATATTTAAGATTGCAACCCCTTGAGTGTCGAGCAAGTTCGTCCTGATTTTTTCAGCTTTGACCAGCAGCTCGTTCGCTCTTATTGCCGCTTTTGTTCTTGTGACCGTCGTTCCTAGCCTACCAAAGAAAATATCAGCTTCTGCGGAACGATCTTTAAGGACTTGAATTTCTTCCTTTGTGAGCTTGATATTGTCTTCGATTTTCTTACTGATGTCGTCTAACGCATTGCCTGTTTTGTCAAACTGCTCTTCAGTGCCTCTCAGCTCTTGGATAAGTTTGCCTATGGCAAACCCCGCTGCAATTGACGCAACAGCTAATGCACCGATCGGATTGGCGGCAATAGCAAGTCTTAGTGCGATCAGTCCCTTTGTGGCGATTCCTAGTCCTATATTAAACGGAACAAGCGCTACACCCCCCGCAATCTTAAAGACCCCCAAAGCTTTGGTGGCTAATCCAAGAGCAGGGATGAATCCAACTATAAGGCCCGTCGTAGCAACGAGAGTCAAGTTATCTGCGATCAATCTCAAGACCGCGCCAAAACCAGCAAAAATTCCAGTCGCAGCTTCGACTTCCCCGAGGAATTGAACGAATCTAGAACGCAATACCTCAAAGGACTGAGCCACAGTGGGAACGGTCTTGGCAAATCGTTCTTCGAGCTCCTGTCGCGCATCCTGAAATGCTTTCAGGATCACATCCGCCGTGATCTTGCCCTGCGCTGCGAGTTGACGCAATGCACCCCGGGTCACTCCAAGACGGCGACCGATGACATCGGCGATCACAGGCAATTGCTCAAGCACCGACCTTAGTTCATCCCCACGGAGTGTTCCGGAAGCAAGGCCCTGTGCGAATTGGATTAAGCCGGCCCGGGCTTCTTGCGCCGTTGCTCCAGAGATTACGATCGCCTGGTTCACTGATCGTGTGAGCTGGAGAAGTTCCTCCTGCGATACGCCCACCTCGCGCAGACTAAGGGCGAATCTCGAAAAGGCCTCGGTATTGATTCCGATGGAGGTCCGAGTCTCACGAGCGATATTGAATAGACTCTCTGTGGCCCTTGTCAGTTCCTCTGTGCTGTTGGTTACGACTCGAAGCCGGTTTTGAAGGGTCTGAAACTCATTGCCGAGCCGGATGACAACTCCTGTCGTAATAATGGCCGCCAACCGACGTAGAGTACTATTCAGGAAATTGACCCGTTTCCCAGCAGTGCCAGCTTCTTTCGCTGTGTTACCGAGATCGCGCGCCACCCGTCGGGTGCCGCTTTCAGTCACTCGGATAATCAGCTGCTCAGTGGCCATGACTACCTCTTAAACAACTTATCGCCTCTGACAGATACAACGGCCGCTTGAATACCCTTCTTGGCCATGTTATTCGGAGCACGCGTAGCAGTTCCGTTCTCAAGGATGAGGATGTACGGGACGTTGTTTGTGATGAAGATCCCGTTTCCGCCGATCTTGTAGCCTTTCACAACCTGGCGCGCTTTATTGATCGTGGGCGCGCCGTTCTTGTCGAGGCTACCTCCGCCCTTTTGTGGTGACCCAATGGATGGGAGCCAATTCCCGCGAGCACGACCGGTATCGACAAGCGTCGCCAATACCGCGACCTGGTCCGCGGTCAACGCGGCTTTGCGAACGATCCGCTCAATGCTTTTCACCAACTGGTTACCGCGGATTACGAGCCGTTTTGCGAACTGATTTAGGTTTTGGCTGACTGCCATGGGTTCTCTCGTACCATTTCAAAAAAGCGTCATCCATCTTGCGCATGAAGAAAAGCAAATCATATTCTTGCTCATCATTCAATTCATTCCGTTCAGCGTATTCCATGATCGCCGTCCAAGGAATGAAAGACATCCCTGTTCCGGGAAGTCGACAAGTGCTGAGTTCTTGAAACGCGTCCCAGTACAGATGCAATCCGATGAAAAGCTCAGGAGCATTTTCAATCCTGTCAGGTAATGGCATTCCTTGCGCGCGACATTGCCGAGCTATTCTTTTCTCGTCCTTACCTATGCCCAGCGAATACAGGAGGACGTCGACTAGTTTCCCGCGTCGGTTTCTTTAAGCTCCTCTCGGAAAATTGCCAGGCCCGTGGCCTGCGTTTGAATATCTTCGAACAAAGCAGGAAGATCC